AATATTTCTTGTAATTGGATTTTGTCATGACAGTGTTATTTAAATGATAGTGATTGGCAATTAACCAATAACAAAACTGTGCGGAGTTCCACCTTCTTGGAAATTACCTATCTCGCCGTCCAGTCTCTCCATCTCGGAATTGCCTTCGTTCTTCAAGGCATCACCGTTCAGCGAGGTGCCACCTTGTGGACCTGCTATGGTGTTGAACTTACCTCTTGCTTCACCCAGCATGACCTTACACACAGCCAGGGTGTAATCCCTGATCCATGGCTTGGCGTAGATGTCCTTGAACAGTGTGATGTCCGGTCTGTAGTTGTCGGTGTGCATCAGCACGGTCTCGTTGTCGGCCCTGGGTCTCTGTGTTATGGTCAGTTTCTTGGTTGCCACGTCGAAGTGGAACTGTATGAAACTGCCAAACAGTTTGCCTACGAGTTCTTGATAACTTGCGAAAGCGTAGTAAGTGGCCAATCCGCCAGTGGCTCCCGCCCTTAGTAGGTATGTGTTGGTGTAGGCCAGGTTGAACGGCTCGAACAGTGTTCCGCCCTCACCGCCTTCTGTTCTCGAACCCACGGTCCTCCTGTTGAGGTTCCTCACGTTGATCACCTCGTCTGGTAGGATGTATGAATTCTGGTCTTTCTTCAGTTCTAGGAAAGCGTATGATTCCTCCACGGCGTTTGAAGACCTCTGTCGGTACCTGTTGACGGCTCTCTCCAGTGCCGTATGATAGTGTTTTGGGTCCAATTCCACGTCGATCATGCCATCGCCGAGATTGTTCTTCACGTAATCAAATATTTCCTGTTGTCCTGTTTGGAGTTCTGACATACTCATATTTATTGCCGTGATGCCAGCAATAAATATGTATGATATGCCAAGATTATCCATTTTCAAGCCTGAAAAAGGCAATGACTACAAGTTCTTCGATCGCAACATCAAGGAGATGTTCCAGGTGGGAGGAACGGATCTACACTTCCACAAGTACTTGGGTCCTTACGATCAGGGTGACACAAACAAGGATGGTCCAGCCAGTCCCACACAACCACAGTACTCGGGGGACAGCCTAAACGAGAGGACCATACAGGATCTGTTATTCCTAGAGAACAGGGACAGGAAATACGCCAGTGATGTGTACGTGGTCAGGGGCATATACAACGTTCAGGACGCTGATTTCAACCTGTCACAGTTTGGAATGTTCCTACAGAATGACACATTATTTCTGACAGTGCATCTGAACGACATAGTTGAGAGGATTGGCAGGAAACCCATGGCGGGAGATGTGATAGAATTCCCACACATGAAGGAAGATTACAGTTTAGATGAGTCAATCCCCATAGCACTAAAGAGATATTATGTCGTGGAAGATGTCAACAGGGCGGCGGAGGGTTTCTCACAGACTTGGTGGCCACACCTGCTCAGGTTGAAAATGAAGACAATGGTGGATTCACAGGAATTCAAAGACATCATCGGAGATGCCACAACGGCAGGTTCCATGGCCAGTTACATGAGCACCTATAACAGGGAGAAGACCATCAACGATCAGATAGTTGCACAAGCGGAGGCGGACGCTCCGAAGTCTGGCTTCAACTACAAACAGTATTACGTGGCTCCCATCGACGAGAGGGGCAACATCAGGACGGACAATGTGAACGACACGGACAGAGTAAGTTCGGACAAATCAGTTAACGCTGTGATAGACACACCGGCCGCCTCGCACTATGGATTCTACCTGGACGGCGATGGTGTCGCACCAAATGGCAATCCAGCGGGATTCGGCATATCGTTCCCAACATCAAATGTTGACAAGGGAGATTACTTCTTGAGGACGGATTACCTGCCAAACAGGTTATTCCGTTTCGATGGAACCAGATGGGTCAAAATAGAGGATTCAGTTAGAATAACTACAACGAACAATGATTCACGTGCCAACTATAAGACAAGTTTTGTAAACAACTCGACCAGTTCTACAATCAACGGACTGACTGTTGAACAGCGGCAGGCACTCACGAACGCATTGAAACCAAAGGCTGACAATTAATGCTACATTTTTACGAAGGACAAGTAAGGAAATTTTTAACCCAGTTCATAAGGATCCTGAGTAACTTCTCTGTGGAGACCGGTAGGGGTTCAGATGGGCAGGTCCAACTCAGGGCAGTGCCCGTGGTGTACGGAGACCCAACCAGGCAGGTGGCCAACATCATACGTAACAACTCGGAGAACGCTTTGGCCTACGCACCAAAGATAGCCTGTTACGTGAGGGAATTGAATTATGATAGGGAGAGGATGCAGAATCCTTACCACATAGAGAAACAACATCTGAAAGAACGTGCTTACGACGAAGCGACCGGAGAATACACCAATCAGTTGGGTGCTGGATACACCATAGAGAAAGTGATGCCATCGCCTTTCAGGTTAGAGGTAACGGCGGACATATGGAGTTCAAACACGGATCAGAAATTACAGATAATGGAACAAATACTTTATCTGTTCAACCCAGACTTTGAGATACAGAAGTCCGACAACTACATAGATTGGACCAGTCTCAGTTACGTGGAACTGACGGGAGTGACCTTCAGTTCGAGGACCATACCTGTGGGTGCAGACAGTGAGATCGATGTGGCCACGCTGACATTCAGCATGCCAATATGGTTGTCACCGCCTGTAAAAGTCAAGAAACTGGGAGTGATACAGAAAATCATCATGAGCATCTACGATGACGATGGTGGGATAGCAAAAGGTCTGATAGATGGATCCATGATCTCCAGAAGTTACGTGACACCAAACAACTTTGGGTTGTTGGTCACGGGAAATCAGTTGAGATTGTTGGGAACAACCGGTGTTAATGTGAAATCTGGGGGAGATGGATTCCACACAGGAGCCAACGAGCCAAGCAACTACGATCCTTTCGAGACATTTGGTCCAGCCGTCAATTGGAAAGTTTTATTGGATCAGTATGGCAAGGTCACCAACGGTACATCACAGATAAGATTGACCCAGCCCAACGGCAACGAGATCGTCGGCACCATAGCAACAACCACATTGGATGACACGATCTTACTGTACACAATAGATTCAGACACCATACCAAGCAACTCATTGACTGCAGTCAAAAAGATAATAAATCCTGCAACATTTGATCCAGGCACACCCGCGAACGGTGATAGATATCTAGTGATCAATGATGTGGGAGATAGCACTGCCAGTTTCCAGAGCACCACCTGGGGCACACTGGTGGCCAGCGTGGGGGACATCATAGAGTACAACAGCACAACTTCAAAATGGAACGTGGCCTTTGATGCATCAAATCCAGACTCAACACAGCATTACGTGACAAATCTCAACACAGGCATACAGTACAGGTTCAATGGCACGGAATGGGTCAAATCTTACGAGGGTGTTTACACAGCGGGTAATTGGAGTATAGTTCTAGACGGTAATTCATCAGATTACAATGCCGGCACCGACGCAACCACCCCTTGATAAAACAACTTTAATTTGTTATAATACGGTATGAGTGAAAACATAGTTTGTTCTGGAGCACTATTCTATGCCACCGGCACGAAACGATTCCTGTTCCTACAGAGGACTGACAAGAAGACTCAAGGACTATGGGGACTGGTGGGCGGCAAGAACAAGTTCACGGAGAGCGCGTTTGACGGACTCAAAAGAGAAATCCAAGAGGAAGTGGGTGACACGCCCAAGTTCAAGAAGGTAATACCGTTGGAGATGTTCACTTCCAACGATCAGAAGTTCTTCTTCCACACCTATCTCGTGGCAATAGAGTCAGAGTTCATACCAAAATTAAATGCGGAACACTCCGGCTACTGTTGGACCGCGTTCGAGTGCTGGCCAAAGAACCTACACATGGGATTGAGGAACACCCTAAACAATAAAAGCATAAAAGGTAAGTTACAGACCATATTGGATCTGATAGTCTAGTCGTTTTTTATATAAGTTTTACCAGTGAGTTTCTCTATATCACGGATCATCTCTTCCATGTTGATCCTCACGGTCTTGCCGGTCCTTACATTCCTAGAGTAGTATTCCCACTCGCCGGCCTCGTTGTGCGGAGATATCTTGGTCACGTTGCCGGCCTCATCACGTACAAAAACTTCTGCGCTGTCGGCCTCGTCCTTGGCGTATATGTGGGCACCGTTCTCCGCTGTGCTAGGGTCTGATGAAACCTGGAGTACGACCGGATTAGTGAATGTTTTAACTCCCGATATTCCCTGTGCGTCTGCCACCGTTACATTCTCTGACACCGCCCCACCGACTCCTCTGAGTAGGTGTACCCTGTAGGCGTTGACCGTGGTGCTGGATCCTGATGTGGATGCCGCGTTAAGCGTCACTGTCGTGCCTGAAACGCCCGCCGTGAATGACAGTTGATCTGACTCCTTGGTGCTGAGCACCGGTCCAGTTGAAACGTAGGCCACCCCGCCGTTAGTCACAACACTCACTTCGCTGATGCTGGCGGCGCCTTCGGTGGCGTTGTATCCAACAACAACGTAGAAAGCACCGGTGTAGACATCGGATTGGAATGTGTCGAGGGCGGTTGCACCCGAACTCACCGTGGTTGCCGCCACGATGTTCACGTTATCACCCGTGCTGGCAGATTCCGAATCCCCCAACGCTATCCTGTAGCCGGTTACCCTGACGTTGGCGATCGCCGATGATGCCTTTACCAACACCACCGTGCTGTCAACTTCCACGGTCAGTGTGATCAGGTCCCTGTTGCCTATGGTGGCGTTGACCGTTCCATACTGCGTGATGTATGCCGTGGAACCATCATGCACAACGATGGCCTCTGTGTTGCTGACCTCCCCGGAAGCATCGTCCTTGGTGCTGATGAA